TATCGTTACTACGAGTAAAGGTCAAGTCAGCACTACCCCCCGCTGGTTTGCTGGTAAAGACAGTACCTGCCTCCACCCCAGAGGGAATCATTACTAATGATGCATCAGATAAATAACTCATCAGAGTCTGGTTAAGGTTGCGAGGTCTGCGTTTGAAAGGCGGGTTTTGAATAAGAGTAACTGATTAAGTGGGCGGTAAAATTGCGCACCGCTTCCGCCACCATTGTCAAACAAAAGTTGGTCAGTTGCTGGAATTGCTGCACTTGTGTCGGTTCCGATTTGCACGCCATTTACATAAAATACCACATCATTGTTAGCGTAACCTACGGCTACCTTATGAGTAGCGTCAGCGGTTAGCGTGCTGGTGCTTATCTGTACAACGGTCGTTGATGCGGTTCGAATGTTGGTTATAAGCGTGTTCGTGCTTGACCGATAAATAATAATTCGGTTGTTAGTAGTTCCATCGCTTAAACTTATTCCATAATCTGCAGAATCATTTGCACCGCCATTAAACTGAAAGTATAAAGTCCCCTCCGTCTGCCCAATCAACGAACTAATGCCCGTTTTATAAGCCGCATCCGCTACCCTTGTAACCGCAGCCGAAGTTGTGGGGATATAGGAGGTTGCGTAGGAACCTGCTTCCAATTGTGCGCCGTAAAAATAAACACCATTTGTGCCACTTGCCGTTGCATATGGGCTACCCTTTGCGTCGCAAACACCAAACCCAGAACCCGCAGACAAAGCAATATTGCTACCCAAAGTTAATGTACATCTATACCACCCATTCCCCATTGCGGTCATTGTTCCCGTTGGGGTTGATAAACTACCCGCAGTTGTTGACATTGTGCCATTGCTTAAATCATAGTAAACTAATCCATAGTTTGATGAACCCTCGATGTACAACCAAATTACATTTTTATTTTGTGCCTTTGCGTATACTGATAAAGTGTAAATGTTACTGCTTAACGAAAATAATTGAAAAACATATTTATAGTTACCCGATGACGATGGATAAATTAAATCTGCGTTTTGTGTGCCATCGGGCGAAGTTGTTGCATTTGTAGAAATAGACACACCCCCTTTTGTCCAAACCGCGTTATCCAACTGCTCACTATACAAAGCCGAATTAGTCCTCTGCGGCTCCAATAACAAACTCGGACACCCTCCCTCATAAGTCAAACGGGGAACATTTTGTCTGTCTGTGGTGGGGAAGTAGGGCTTTGCGGTTGAGCCTGTGTTTAGTTGTGCATCTTGGATGTATGCACTATTACCAGAGCCCCCAGCACTATTGTTGGCGGATGTTGTATAAATACGAACAACTGTGATTGATTGATTGAAAACCACACTACACCGATACCATCCATTACCAACAGAATCAATTTGTGTTGTGATTACATTATAACTTGAACCAACAACACCATTTTGTAAATCAAAATAAGCATCTGCATTTGCACCAGTATAATCTGAACGCAATCGAATCCAATTGGAATTGGCTGCTTTGGCATATACGCTAAAAGTTTGAACTCCACTTTTTGAAACAGATTGGTCTACACGACCATTTGCACCTGTTGACTGAATTAACCAAGCATCGGAAGAATTATCATAACCGCTTTGGCCACTTGTTAAAGTTGAGTTTACTAAACTCCATGGACTTGTGCTAAAAGTATTGGACTGCTCTAACAAATTCCAAGGCACATTTTCCACCAACCCCGCAGAATTTACACGAGTGCCGTCACTAGCACGGGTAAAGGTAAGGTCTCCGCTTCCGTCTGTGGGTTTGACGGAATAAACGACATCCTCTTTGTATCCGCTTGGTACTACGACCAAGGAAGCCTGACTCAATAAACTCATAAACTATTCATTTTGTAAATGGCACAAGAGAAAGCCTCAATGAAGCCTCCATCAGCGTCTACTCTATCTCGGTAAGTATAAAACAAAGAGAAAGCCAAGCCTCCCTTCATCTTAGGTCTTACCCCAATGCCAACTCCTATCATCGCTTGTAGGCAATAATGCTCCCAGAGGTCAAGGTGATAGAAGAGATGTAATCCTCAGCAGGGACAGAGATATAAGCCCCAGAACGCAAAGTCACACCACTCAATCCCAAGGAAGTCATCAGGGATGCACCATCTTTGTCCAAGATAGCAGAAACAACCGCATCATCGTTGACAATGAATCCTCGGAATGAACCGGTGTTGGCAGAGGTGTTTGAGATTACTTTGCAGCCAGAGTATCCTGCGCTGAAACTATTTGATGAAGTACTCATATTTCGTAGATTTTTTCTGTTAGGGTAGGAGTGTATTCAGTTGGGTTTGAATAAACGATGTTCACTTTTAAGATGCCTTGCTCAACCAATTCATTTGCCAAGTCGGGGTTCGTGTTGGTTGGAGAGGTTTGAGCGTAGACCTTGTACTCATATTCGCCACCATCAAGAGTGAAAGTTGTTCCCTCGGTGACGGAGAATTTGTTGTATCGGTCAGTATAAGCAGAAGTATCGGTCAGAATCTTGTTCGTGACGGAATAAGTCAAGCGATTGGTGAACGAAAACAAAAAGTACACGGGAGAGATGGTCACCTTTTCCGTCAAGGTGAGGATCCAATCTTTGCTCTCGGCTTTGTCTATCTGCAACATCAATAAGAAATAGCAAAATCAAAAAAGTGGCAAAAAAGAAAGGGGAAGCCGAAGCCTCCCCAATCCACACACATATGAAAACCAGATTTAGATGCCCAATGAAGTGGCAACCGAACCTTGCACTTTGTAGGGTGCTTGAGCCTCAATGGCAGACAAAGTCACTTCATAGCCGACAGAATCGCCCATTGCAGTTCCCGTGTTTGCAACCATAGAAGTCACATCAGCACCATACTCGTAACCGCACAACCAGTATTCATCGTTATTGTCTTTGACAATGCAGAAAACACGAGCAGCAGCCAAGAGTTTCAATTCGTTTCGCTTAGTGGTAGACAATCTACGCAACTTGAAAGCGACATCGGCTTGATTGAAGGAAGTTCCATTCTCTGTGCTTACATTGGTAGTGATCACCATTGAGCCAGTCCCTTTGGGAAGCTCGTAGGTGTAAACAGAACCAGAGGCAACAGTTGTAGCGGTTACTTCACCACCACCTACTGAAAACCCAGTTGAAGCCCAGTTGATTAAATGGATAGATTTAATGCCACCAACGGCATCCTTACAATCAAGCGTAAATCCTTGTGTTAATGAACAAGCCATAATCTATCCCTCCTTCAATTACAATACGAAACGAACGATTTGGTCAGGGAAAGCAATCTGAACACCATACTTGCAAGTCATACGGAAGCGAACTTCATCGTTGTCTTGAGAGTACCAGTATTTCAATTCCTCTTCCTCGTTAGCCAAGTCAGTTCCAACAAAGAAGTTGCTCAAGCGACCAGCATACATTTTGTTAGTTCCGTTCAAGCCACCAGTACCAATCATCTTCAAGTTTGTTCCTGGAATCATCATCTCCAAACCTTCAGCATCAACTGCGTAGTGGAACAAGTTAGAATTGCGAAGAGCAGTAGTGTACTTCTTGAAAGTATCAATACCAACCCACAAAACCAAGTCATCAGCAGTAGCGATGTCGGCAGGAATTACATTGTAGATATCATCAACCAAAGCCTCAACATTTGAAACGGTGATGGCAGTAGCACTTGAAGTGTTACCAGCAACAGTTGAAGCAGAAACTGCGTCAATGATCTTGTTGAAACCATCAAACTTGTTGGTGTTGGGGTTAGTGTTAGAAGTAGCAGTATCACCCTGCCACATAGCAACTTCCAATTGCTTGGCAATTACAGAAGCCTTGCTCTCGCTGATTTGCTGCTCAAAAGGAACGGCAGTAGGAGAACCGGCAGCGATTTGGGTTTGCATCCACTTTGCTTCCAAAGTTTTGGGACACAAGGTCTCTTCAACTTTGATCTTACCAACGGTGATAGTACGCTGAGAGAAAGTGGTGTTTCCGCTTGAAGTGTAACCGCAGCCATCGGCTTGGAAGTACACATCAGAAGACAAGATGTTCAAAGCCTCAGCGGACTTCACACCTACTTGAACTTGACCAGCAGCCTGAAGAACAGAAGCGGTCTTGCTACCGAACAAACTTTTTACAAGGATGTCGGTGTTTTGCTCGTTGACATAATTAGTCAACCCAGTAACATTGAATGCCATAGTTGTATTTTATTTTTTAAGTGATTGTGCAATTTTTACGATGTTAGCCATTTGAGCATCTTTCTTGCTCATTTTGACTTCTTCTTTCTTTACGGGTTCAGCAGAAGGCAGTTCAGCGATAGC